TTACCTTATCTATGGCCATTGCCAGATGAGGAAGCATTCCTATGTGGAAATCTCAAAGAAAGGAAAAATACCGACTTGTTAAAAAATGTAGCCGTATATCTAACCAGTCAGCAGGTTGCTTCATTGTTACAAGTATCACCGAAGACGATTAGTTCATACAAGGCTCGCGGTCAAATGCCAGAGCCAGACAGAATCTATGGGCGCACTCCGTTGTGGAAGCACTCAACTATCGAAGCATGGCGCGGAACACTCCGTACGCCAGTAGTCACCGAAGAATAAATAAGGGAGAAGGCAAATGACTAAACCATTGCAAGAGTTGCTACGCGACTTAGAGCAAGCAGCGCAAGTAGTTCTAGATGAACTACTAAATGAAATCAACGAAGGGGAAGATAAATGAGTACATCATTAGCAATCACAGAAGACCAGTCGTACTGGTCGCAACAACAACTATCAGCACTCAAACAACTGGGTCTCGCGCAAGCAGATGCAGGTGACTTGGCGTTCTTCTTTCATCAAGCACAACGCACAGGACTAGACCCATTCGCACGACAGATATACATGATTAATCGTGGTGGTAAATACGGAATACAAACAAGCATTGATGGCTTCCGTATTATCGCTCAGCGAAGCGGTGAGTACGCAGGTCAGACTGCGCCTTACTGGTGCGGTGAAGATGGTGTGTGGAAAGATGTATGGCTAGCAAATACGCCACCACTTGCAGCGAAGATTGGTGTATATCGCGTGGGGTTCCCTGAGCCACTATGGGCAGTTGCGCGATGGGATTCATACGCGGTTCTTAACAATCCAATCTGGAAGAAAATGCCTGATGTTATGTTGGCGAAATGCGCAGAGTCATTAGCACTACGCAAAGCATTCCCGAATGACTTATCAGGTCTCTACACAGACGAGGAAATGAGTCAGGCAGAAGTCATTGAGGAACGACCAAAGCCTCAGCGCGTTGAACTCAAAGCAGTTACAAATACACCAGCACCAGATGTATCAACGATTGATTGGTCAGCATTGCTACCGGCGATTGATGCGTTGAAAGATAAAGATGCGGTGAAACAAATGTGGAACGCTAGGAAAGAAATTCTAGATGTGACCATACCTGATACTGAAACAACTCTGCGTACGCTCTTAATCGAGAAAGTGAATACATTCAATGAAGAAAGTAATTGACCCACTCGTTTATGACTTTATGATGAAAGCATCTCAGAATCTATACAACGCTGCTCAGGCTGGCGATGTTGATTTAGCCGAGGCTACATTGGTCAATCTCAACGCAACGATTGAGTCATACATACACGCACTACATAGTGAAAGGATATGAACATGGAACTGATGGAAGACGAATGCCATTGGTGCGAAATGCGTATCACTCGCCCAAGTGACAACCTGTTGTGGATTGATGATTATGAATCAGCAGACTGTGAGTTTCACCCTGCTGCTTTCAACGCATTGATACTCAAATCAACAGGCAAATCTGCACCACATCAACCGATACAAGAAGTTCATAGAATCATTGTTGAGGATTACGAACGCAAGATACTTCAACGCGATAAGACGCAAAGACTTAGAGCCGTTGATGCTAATACTGTATCTACGAGCAAGTGGGCACACGGAACAAGCCGTAATGCAGCAAACAAGATACTCCCAACAACTGGCAGTATGCGAAGACTGGTGTATGACACCATCAAAGCAAACAATGATTACGGCTATACAGATTATGAATTGGAGTATTCCCTACAAGGAAAGCATCAAACTCTTTCAGCAATTCGTAGGTCGTTAGTCATTGATGGCTGGATAGTTGATTCAGGTCAAACACGCAAGAATAGGCAGGGTAATGACTGCATCGTGTGGGTTGAGAAAGATGAGATGTTCAGCGAGATGTTATTCAATGTCAAGTAAATCTAATTGGCGTGATGGCTGGGGTCTGCAATTCCCCAAAAGAAACCCCAAGCCATCACCCACTCAGGATACTGAACCAGTTGCTAGATGCAAATCGTGTGGTAACTGGCTATACAAGAATGAACCATGTGCGATATGCACCATACTAGAAGGAAACAAATGATTACACCAGAGAAAGTAGAAGCACGACTGTATGAACTCAGCAAAGAGATTGATGCAGCACACGAAGAACTCGTTACAGCAGAGAAGTTTTACCATAACACTAAAGCGAAATTTGAAATCAATATCGCTCATTCAAGAGTCAAGATTGGTTTAGCAAACATGAAACTTCGCGTCGGTGATGTGGCTGATAAAGCACTCGTAGAGTGTGAAGAAGAATGGAAAGAACTACAGATAGCCGAAGCGTTAGTCAAGGGCGCAAGAGCCAATGCTAATCGCGTACGGACACAGGTTGATATCGCTCGTTCAATCGGAACAAGCGTTCGCGCTTCAATGGACATCTAACAAGAAGGAGAAGGGTAATGCGAGTAGGACAAATCAGAACAAACATAGAAGACCTGAGTGATGAGGTTGAAATCTTTATTGCTTGGTATGACAAAGACGAGGCTAACGAGCATGTACAAAACAATGTGCTCGAAGGTCAAGAATGGGACGAGTCAAAAAATCTAACAGATGAAGAATGGCAATATGTTATCAAGAAGATGGGTAATGATGATGGCATTTGGCAACAGTTGAATGAAGCATTTGCTTACTACATCGAGCAAGCAATTGAAGACAGAGAGAAGGGTAAATGAAATGACGATAGCAAATGAGTTAATCAAAGCAGTCACTTCGACGAGCAAGGGAAGTAGCCGTAGTCAGCAACGAGAAGTAGGACCATCAGAAATCGGTGGTTGTCGCAGGAAAGTATGGTTGAAACTGCAAGGCGTAGAGCAAACAAACACAGAAACACTACGCCTTGCTTCAATCATGGGAACTGCAATTCATACATACATTCAAGAAGCATTTGAAAGACAAGACCCATTCAAAGAACGCTACATTCTTGAAGGCGAATTCACTGCTGCTGGAATCAGAGGGCATGTTGATATGTATGACAAAGAAAAGAACGAGGTGATTGACTGGAAAACTACCAAGAAATCTAATCTGACTTACTTCCCATCAAAACAGCAACGCTGGCAAGTGCAGTTGTATGGTTTCTTGATTCGTGAATCAGGATTGCCAGTTGATAATGTAACGCTGGTTGCTATTGCGCGTGATGGTGATGAACGAGATATCGTGTATCACACAGAGCCGTATGATGCTGAAGTTGCTGCTGAAGCGATTGACTGGCTGATTGATGTACGCAACAGAACGGAAGCACCAGCACCAGAGAAAGATGCTTTCTTTTGCAAATCTTATTGCGGATACTACGACGCAACAGGATTGAAAGGTTGCGTTGGCAAGGGAAAAGCGGAAGCGGAAGGCGCACTTATCGAAGATGACCAAGCGCGTTCCGCTATCCACACTTACCTTGATGTCACATCAGAAATAAATAAATTAGAAAAAGTCAAAGACTCATTGAAAGAAATGTTAGAAGGCGTAAGCGGAGTAACTGCCGAAGGCGTTAGAGTGACATGGACAGAAGTTGCGGGGCGGAAAACAGTTGATGAGGCTAAAGTGAAGGAGTTGTTGGGCGAAGTACCTGTCAAGTATGGCAAAGGCTTTATCAAATTAACAGTCAAGGAAGGGTAATTATGGGTTGGGTTCGATTAGACGATAACTTCGCAGACCATCCGAAGGTGATAGCACTTTCGGATACTGCGTTCAGGCTATACATAGAAGCATTGTGTTATAGCAACAGGCAATTGACAGATGGTTTCATTCCTAATGCTGTATATCTAAAACTCAGCAAAGATGATGAAGCCGATTACTTGATTGAGGCAGGGTTGTGGGAAAGAGTTCACGGAAATGTAATCAGTCCTGAATTGACGACTGGTTATCAGATTCGTTCTTATACTGAATACCAGCCTACGAGAGAGAAGGTTGAGGAAAAGAGGGAACAAGCGAAAGAGCGATTACGGAAGTATCGTGAGTCTCAGAAGGGAAACGCAGATGAAACGCAAATGAAACGCCACCCCCAACCCAACCCAACCCAACCCAACCCAACCCAAATAGATATAAAAGATAACTACTACCTAGAAACAATTCACGAAGAAGAAAGAGATGAATACGCATTGACTCCTGCACCAAGAGTCAAACTGGCAAAAGAGGCTGTTAATAGAATCGCTGAGAAGTTACAGACTGCCTCTGCCAACGGAATCAATGCGTGGAATCTATCTAAACTGGTTGAAGATGAGTGGGATAAGTTCGACCCAGTCAATGAAGTCGGTGCGTGTATTGCGTTGACAGTCTGGTATGTGTCTGAGTTACAGTCACGCACATTGACCAGCGCAGAGATAGCGCGGATAGGTCAAATGACGAAGCGGTTCGGCAGGATATCTTTGCTCGCAATTGATGAGGCTGCTAGCAAAGACCTTGACGACCTAGTGAGTTATGCTTTCAGAGTGGCTCAACGAATGTACGCAGATAGGAAAGCCTGATGAATGTCTATGACTATGAGATACCCGAAGGTTGGGAATCTATGTCCTGTTACCACAACTGTGGATTCTTGATTGCTTGGCAATTAGGTAGTCCAGAGGGAAGGCACGCAGGAGATGTAATGGAAGGGCATCTAGCAGGACATGATGCTAAGAAGCCTACAATCTGGGACATAATAAGATACGGAAAGGGTAAAGATAATGGATTTTAATCTAGATAATCATTGCGGTAAGCATGGTTGTTACTGCACACATACGCATGGTTGCATGAAAGGTTGGATAGAACAGGAATACATTGACGAAAAAAAGGTTATACGGAATGGCATTCCATCTATTACATTGAGGAAGTATGATGGTGTTCGCCCCTGTCAAACCTGCGACCCAGAGCGATATGAAATCTGGTGGTCATCTAAGACCAGTCAGGAATACCACGAACGATTAAGAGCGCGTTCAACTGTCAATCGCAGCAAAGCCTACGAGAATGAGGAACGAGATAAAACTCGTACTCTATGAGGTATATCAATGAATCTAAAAAACACTACACAAGGCGTTCTGAGACGCGCCAATGTATGGCGGTTGAGGTTTTACCTTGTCGCTTACTTGACGGCTCTAATGACCTTCGTGGCTCCGCTAGAACCCATGATAAATCCACCAGTTGAGTCAGCCAACGCTGAGGAAACTCTAACAGTTCCAATTACGCATAAAGATTTTGCTGCACAAACAGGCATGATTGTTTATGGGTGGAATGATAATGAATTCAAATGTCTAGATTTCATCTGGACAAAAGAATCTAACTGGAACCCTAAAGCAGATAACCCAACCAGTTCTGCATACGGAATCGCTCAAATGCTCAAAGAAGACTCGCGTAACGCTTTCGTGCAAATTAGTAACGGATTGCGGTATATTCAGCATCGTTACGATACACCTTGTAACGCTATGCAATTCTGGAAAAGGAATTACTGGTACTGATGAATAAGTTCTTCGTGAAGGGAAAACCTGTTCCGCAAGGCTCTATGAAATTCATACGCCCCGGAGTAATGATTCATTCGCGAGCAGCAGATTTAGCAGTATGGCGAGCAGACATAGCAAGAAACGCAGAACTTTCTGGTTTCAAACCTGTTTCAGGTGGTGTTAAAGTTGAAATTGATTTCATCTTTATCAGACCAAAGAGTGCTAACAGACCATTTCCAACAGTCGCTCCTGATTTGGATAAGTTAATCAGGGCAGTTTTAGATGGTCTCACTGGTGTTGCGTACGAAGATGATTCACAGGTCATACTCATACAAGCAACTAAAACCTACGGACAGAATACTGGTGCGTGGATAGGCATCGAGCAGGTGGCAGTATGAAACTACTTGATGAAATCCTAAGTGATTACCCACGCATCTGGGAATACTACAAACACGAAACAGGCGAACGAGGTCGCGCACCAAAGTACGCCCAACGCTATCCAGTACCACTCGGTACTCTTAGCATGGTTCTAGACTTTCATAAATGGACACACGCAACCGCTCATCTAGTTGCTGAAAGTGTTGGTCTAGAATTACCTAATCATGTACGACGAACAGAGGTAGGTCCTGACCCTGTTGTTATGTTTAGAATCAACTGGCTCAACAACAGTTGGCACGCAGTAGAGCAACGAAAATCATTAGCGAAAACATTAGGCGACGAAATCGGGCAATGGCACACCAGAATTCGGGTCAAAGTCAATGACGCTGACCTGTATTCCTATGAATCCACCCTCGTCTGTAACAGTTGTTCGCATCGTTCCGTAGTCCGTATGAATGATATGTTCATCTGTGTCAATACTGCTTGCAGAAACCAATTGACTGGGGAGTGGCTGACATGGCAGGTAAATTAGATTACCTTCGCGCCTTAGTTTATTCACGAAGCGTAGGCTACTGCGAAAAATGCGGTGGTCAACTTGGAGACAACTGGGCATTACATCATAGGAAATTGAAATCGCGTGGCGGTAAAGATGAGGTTCAAAACCTCATAGCGTTACATCATGGTTGTCACAATGGAGATACAGATTCCGTTCACTTCAACCCAAGCCACGCATCAGATAAAGGATACATGGTTGGCTCTTGGCAAGACCCAGCGGAGTGTCCACTAACACTTCCAGACGGAAGTAGTGTTATACTTACATCGGAAGGCACTTACAAGTATTTGGAAAGGAAAGGCAATGGCTGGTGAACCATTAGTAACAGTAGTAGGACATTTGGGGGCTGACCCTGAATTCAAGAAGACCCCATCGGGTATTCCTGTAACGAGTTTTAATTTAGCAAATACCCCACGCAAGCAAAAGAACAACGAGTGGGTTGATGGAGATACAACATGGTTTCGCGTATTCGTGTGGAATCACGATGCTGCTGGAACTGCGTTCACTCTGAAGAAGGGTGACAAAGCGTTAATTACTGGTCGTTTCTCAGTCAGTACATACACAGACAAAGAAGGCAACGAACGCCGAACATTAGAAATCAATGCGGATACTGTTGGTGTTGTGCCAAAATACGCACCTGAACCACAAGCACCTATCTCAGATAAAAGAACAGACGAAGACCCAATAGAAGACTTTCCTTGGTGAACTGAAAGGGAAACATGACAGAAGGCACAGGAGTCATTGACTCCGAAGTTGCAGCAATGCTTCTAGGTATCAGTAAGAATAATCTCAGACAACTGGTACACAGAAAACAATTGATGCCGACAGGTAGGCAGAAGCGAAGGAGTCAATTCCTACTCGCTGATGTGTTGGCATTACAGACACGCCGAAGTGATTCGTCCGGGAATGATTCCGCGCTTTAGTGTGTTACACTTTCTGCCAATGGGAGAGGTCTATCCAAATGCGTTTTTTACCCTTCCGCATTTGGGTAGCCTTTCCTGTTACCAATGAGAGGCAATCATGGAAGCAATTAAAGTTAAGGTCAGCGACTTAAAAGAGTTTACTGGCAACCCACGCAAAGGTAATGTCAAAGAACTCAAAGCATCTTTAGAAGCGAATGGGCAATACAAACCAATCGTTGTTCAGAAATCAACTAATTTAATTCTTGCTGGAAACCATCTATGGAAAGCAGCAACAGAACTTGGTTGGACTGAAATCAATGTTGTATATGCAGATGTTGATGATGCACAAGCAAAGAAAATTGTTGCTACAGATAATCGTCTTGCTGACCTCGGTACTTATGATGAGCAGTTGTTATTAGATTTGCTTGGCGAAATTGATTTGGTTGGTACTGGTTACATTCCAGCAGATGTAGATGATTTGTTAGCAATGCTAGAGGAACAAAGCACTCCTGAATGGCAAATTGCTAACGCACCTACGCATCACGAGAATGTTGCGCAACGACCATCATTAGAAGACCGCGCATCACACTACGCAGAACGCACCATTCGTTTATTGATGTGCGAGTATCCTAATCATCAATACATTTGGGCGATTGAAAATCTAACAAAGTTAAGAGAAGAATACAAAGTGGATAGCAACGCAGAAGCCATCCTTCACGCAATAGCAGCAGCAACAGGGAGTGAAATTCCATCATGATTGATTTGCCTGTAATAGAAGTTGAAAGAGTCATTGGTAAAAAAGAAGCACGCGAATTTCGTGGGCAACTTGTGCCTGACATTGAAGCGAATGTTACAGAAGCAGGTATCTACATTGATTCGGAAACAAAAGAACCATTCCTTGTGTATATGCCTATGCCAGATGACATGGTTCCAGAGTTGCGTCACGCAGTACGCAATGTTAAATACTCATCATCAGGTGTTACACGCCAGCAATTAGGAATTGAAAACCATAGCCGTACATTCGGTATGGCACCACGCAAGCCATTTCAAACACGCGAGGCTTGCCGTCCTACATCATTATCTTTTGAGCAGCCAGTAGAACATAGTGTTCTTGTTAAAACTGCTGACAGACTCTCACAAATCATGCGCGAGATTGCGCCAGATGTTTATGCTAAAGACAAAGAAGAAACATCAGCAGTATCAGATGAATGGCGCATTAGCGAAGACTCATTGTGGACTAGCGGTGTTATCAACAAAACATCAACACTTCCGTACCACTATGACGGAAACAATTTTGATATGTGGTCTGCTATGCCTATTATCCGCAGAGGTACACGCGGTGGCGCACTACATATCTATGAATACAACGCTGTATTAGATTGTCGCGATGGCTGGGTAGTGTTTTTTCCCGGTTACAGATTGTTACATGGCGTAACACCAATCAGCCATGTTGCTAAAGATGCTTACCGATACACAGTTGTTTATTACTGCCTACGCGGAATGAAAGACTGTTTCACTTACGCAGTTGAGCAAGCAGTAGCGCGAAAGAAAAGAACAGAGCGCGAAGTTGGTCTAGCATCTGCCGTGAAAGGCGATACGGAATTCAAGGTGGGCGCGAAGAAGTAATGGATTATGTAGTTGTTGTTCCTTCGTACCGACGAGCAGAGATTTGCAAAAATCAAACACTCGCAGTACTAGAACGCCTCAAAGTTGATAAAGAGCGCATTCATGTGTTCGTTGCCAATGATGAAGAAGAAGCAACATATCGTTCCGTTTTAGGTAATGATTACAAGATAGTTGTTGGCGTAAGAGGCATCTCTGACCAGCGCAAGTTTTACCACAACTACTTCCCGAAAGACACACGCATTGTCAGCATTGATGATGACATGGCTGAGTTGTTAGAACTAGGGAACGCCGAATTAATTCCTACTCAATACACGCTAGATGAGATTGTTGCTATCGGCTACAGCAATGCCGAGAAGCATGGTGCGCGTATGTGGGGCATCAATCCCACAATGAATCATTTCTTTCTAAAGAATCACATATCAGTTGGTCTGCGTTACATCTGTGCTAACTTCATGGGCACATACGCACAAGATTGGATATTCTGCGACCCAGATAGGCGCATGACTCCGACAGGAGAAGACCATCACTCTACTCTTAGAGGCTTTACTCGCTACGGAGCCGTAGTGCGTCTAGAGTTTCTATGTCCGAAAACAAAATACTTCGCGTCAGGAGGCATTGACGCGTGTGTGACAGAGAATGGCGACACAAGAGCAGACCGACACGCATCTGAATTGCGTTGGGTTCAGGCTAGATATCCTGACCTATCATCTATTCAGATTAAAGCAGGTGGCGTAGTCAATCTTCGCTTGAAGCCAATTACATTCTCCCGAACACCGCGCCAAACAACATAATGGAAGCAACTTTATTCTTAATCTTTATCGGGATAGTCCTGTGGTTATTCTTGAGGGAAAACTAATGGCTCGCCCAACAAAACTTACTAAAGAAATCACAGAACGCATCTGTCTTGCTATACGCGCAGGTAACTACGCTAAAATAGCAGCAGGAATGGCAGGAGTAAGCGAAACTACCTACTATCGCTGGCTTGAACTGAGCGAAGTACCGAACGCGAAGAAGGAGTATCGGGAGTTTCGGGAGTCAATCGAGCGTGCTGAAGCGGAAGCAGAAGTAGCAGCAGTAGCGCGTATCAAGCAAGCAGCAGATAACGGAACATGGCAAGCAGCCAGTTGGCTGTTGGAACGCAAGCATGGCGAACGATGGGGAAGAAACGATAAACTCCGACAGGAGATTACTGGTGCGAATGGTGCGCCAGTTGCACTATCTATAGAAGAAGCGAAGAAGGCGGTCTTAGCATTTCTAGATGAAGGCGTAGAAGAAGATGAGTTTATCAATACGGGAACAGGTACAGAAGAAGCCGAAGGCGGAACGCCAGAAGTGGATTGATTCACTACCAGAGCCAGTCGTCTTAGACTTAAAGCGCAGACCATGGTGGTACATCGGAAGACCAGAACAGCAAGAGCCAGATGGCGACTGGATGATTTGGTTAATTCTTTCAGGTCGTGGTTGGGGTAAGACAAGAACTGGTGGCGAGTGGCTCGTTAATCAGATTATCAATACTCCTGCGACATCAGACGGAACTGCTACTCAATGGGCGATTATCGCGCCTCGCTTCGCAGATACTAAGAATGTCTGTGTTGAAGGTCCGTCAGGATTCCTCAAAGCATTAGAGCATAGAGGACTGGTCAATAACGAAGATTTCATTTATAACAAATCGTCATACAAGGTTCTGTTCAAGACTGGTCAAGTCGTGCATATGTTTGGTGCTGACTCGCCTGATGCTGGTCGTGGTCTAAACCTTTCAGGTGCGTGGCTAGATGAGTTAGCCATGTGGCCATATCCGTATGAAACATGGACAGAAGGTTTAGCACCAGCACTCCGTATTGGTTCACGCCCAAGAGTTGTAGTTACTACTACTCCTAAGCCAATCAAATTGCTCCGCGACTGGACGACGCGAACTGATGGTTCTGTATATGTTACAAGAGGTTCAACTTTTGATAACAGCAAGAACCTTTCACAGACCGCGCTCGCGGAACTCAAAGCGCGATATGAAGGTACGCGCACAGGAAGGCAAGAGTTATACGGCGAACTACTTGACCAAGCCGAAGGTGCGTTATGGGTGCGCAATTGGATTGAAGACACTCGCATAACATCAGACAAACTACCGCCTCTGTACCGCATAGTAGTAGCGATTGACCCAGCAGTTACTAGCGGAGAAGACAGCGATTTAACAGGTATCGTTACTGCTGGTATTGCGAACAATGGTCACTTCTATGTATTGGCAGATGACACGCTACGCGCTACGCCGAACGAGTGGGGTAAAGCAGCGATTGAAGCATTCCGTAAATGGAAGGCAGACAGAATCGTTGCTGAAACTAACAATGGTGGCGATATGGTTGTCATGGTGTTACAGCAGGTAGATAGAAACGCACCAGTAACCAAAGTTCATGCTACTCGCGGAAAGCGCATGAGAGCCGAACCGATATCAGCACTCTATGAACAGCAACGAGTTCACCATGTGGGAGCATTCCCAGAGTTAGAAGACCAAATGGTTATGTGGACTCCTGAATCAAATGATTCACCAGATAGATTAGATGCGCTAGTATGGGCATTGACAGAATTAAAAGATGGCGCAGTTGCATTGGGTAGCCTCGCTGCTATGTCTATCATCTGCGTTAAATGCCAGATGCCGAATACAAAGAGTTCAACGATTTGTCAGTATTGCAACGAGCCACTAGGAGAATAAATGGCAGTCACCTACAACACCACGATTGACCAAGGTGCTGACTGGTATATCAATTTCACTTATGAGAATCCAGCAGGAACTCCTGTCAATTTAACTGGCGCGACTGCTGCACTTCAAATTAGAACTTCGCCTCTTGCTAGAACTGCCGTACTTACATTAACATCAGCAGCAGGTGGTGGTATCACTATCACAGCAAATACTGGATTGATTGCTTGTCGCGCAACAGCAGCACAAACCACAGCAATTACAAATGGTAGATATGCTTACGATTTAGAAATCACACAAACAGGTATTGTGACTAGATTAGTCCAAGGAACTATTGAGGTAAGCCCACAGGTGACAAGAACATGAGCGATGAAGTAATCATTGTCCAACCAGTAATTCCTAACATCACAGTACAACCAGTAATCCCCAATGTAACTATTACTGCTCCCGGACCACAAGGTGCTCCCGGAACATTTGATACAGGAGATGTATTTTATGTTCACACACAAGCAGTAGCAGCAAGCGTATGGACTATCAATCACAATCTAGGTGCAGAACCAACAGCAGTTGTATTAGATTCAGCAGGTACTCAATGTGAAGGCACATTCAGTTATCCAAGCAAGAACCAAATGATAATCACCTTCACAGCAGCGTTTACCGGCACTGCTTATGTAATCTAGGAGAATAAATGAGTCGCAAATTTCTAGTCAGTATTGACTTAAATAAAAACGAATTACAAAATGGCGTAATTCAGAACTTGGCTACTGCGCCATCTTCTCCTGTCGCTGGACAGATTTACTACAACACAGGCGACAATGAACTTTACTTCTACAACGGAACTGCTTGGGAATCAACTCAGGCAGAATCAGAAGTTCTATACGGCACTCTTGCAGGAAGACCAGCAGCAGGAACAGCAGGTCGTCTGTACTACGCTACTGATAACTACCTACTTTACTTTGACGATGGCTCAACTTGGACACAGGTAAATAACTTCGGAACTGTTACAGCACAGACTACTTATGGTGCTACATCAGGTAACGGAACATCAACTAACTTCGCTCGCGCAGACCATACTCACGGAACACCACCACTTACTAACACAACACCACAGGCATTACCTATCGGTGCTAATGGTGCAGTTGGAACAGGTAGCGCACCAGCACGCGAAGACCATGTTCACGAAATGCCTGATTTCGGTAATGTCACTACTCAAACTTCTTTTGGTGCATCAAGCGCGAACGGAAGTTCTGTTGATTTAGCGCGAGCCGACCACACACACGGAACACCAGTTCACGATAACGCAGCGCACTCAACAATCAATCTTTCAGCACTTGCTGTGCCTACAGCAGATGTGTCTTTCGCTAGTTACAAGATTACAAACCTCGCTACTCCAGTATCAGCAGCAGATGCAGCAACCAAGCAGTATGTTGATGATGTAGCGCAGGGATTGAACATTCATGCTGCTTCATTCGCAGCAACAACAGCGAACTTGAACGCTACTTACAACAATGGAACTTCGGGCGTAGGAGCAACTCTTACTAACGCTGGTACACAGGCAGCGTTCGCCACAGACGGCACAAGTCCTGCTTTGAATGCTCGTATTCTTGTTAAGAACCAAACAACTACATCACAGAACGGTATCTATACCCTCACTACTGTAGGTACTGGTTCAACTAACTGGGTGCTTACTCGCGCAACAGACTTTGACTCAGCAGCAGAAATCGCTGGTGGTGATTTCACATTCGTTGATGCAGGAACTACTCTTGCTAATACAGGCTGGGTAAATGTTGATGAAGTAACTACTGTTGGAACAGACCCAATTGTATTCCAGCAATTCTCTGGTGCTGGTACTTATGTAGCAGGTGATGGATTATTACTAACAGGTAATTCATTCAGCGCGGTTGCTGGCTCAGGCATTACTGTAAGTGGCTCTGGTATCGCTATTGATACATCAGTTGTTGTCCGCAAGTACGCAGCAAATGTAGGCGATGGCTCAGCAACTTCATACACAATTACGCACAACTTGAACACCAAAGATGTTCAGGTTACTATCTATGATAATTCATCACCATACGCAGAAGTTATCTGCGATGTTCAGCACACAAGCACTTCTGCTGTTACACTTCTATTCTCTATTGCACCGACTTCAAATCAATATCGTGTAGTAGTACAAGGCTAAGGGGGCAAAGCCTGTGGGTCTATTTGATAGATTCGCTCAGCGAGTAGCAGCGGAGATTGTTAAAGCACCTAATCTTCCTGCTGGTTCAGTTACTATGACTGAAGCCGAAATGGTATCTCGCTCTGGAATCATGAACCAACAGTACGGACAATCAACTGCGCTTCCGCGTAATGCTGTATGGCCGACTGTTCCTTTCACTCCCGGTAATCCTCTAATTCCCGGAGCGATTAACCCAGTCCGTGAAGATGGACGCGCTGACCCTCGTAGATACGAGTATCAAGTTGCGCAGAACATCAACATCACGCCTACTAAACTCGTACCATTCCAGACACTTCGTCAGACTGCTGACCAAGTAGATATCATTCGTCGTTGCTTAGAGGTAATCAAAAACAAGATTACATCTATGAACTGGGATATCGTTTTATCAGAAGACGCATCTGAAAAGATTTCTGCTGAGTCAGGCAAAGACCATGTACGCGCAATGGCTGATGCTCGTAGCAGATACACAGAAGATATCAATCGCCTTCGTAATTTCTGGGAGCAACCAGATAGAGCCAACGGGTATACATGGGCTGACTGGCTAAACATTTTCCTTGAAGATAATCTCGTTCTTGATGCTGTTGCTATATGGCCACAGAAAGCAGTCAATGGCGACCTCTATGGTTTCCAACTACTTGATGGTTCAACTATTAAGCCACTCATTGACGACAGAGGTATGCGTCCAATGGCACCGAACCCTGCGTTCCAGCAGATTCTGTTCGGTTTCCCTCGCTCTGAATTCATGGCAACGAATGACGCAGAAAATGCAGATGGTGAATTCACATCAGATGAACTTACTTATCTTGTAAAGAATCGTCGTACTTGGTCTGTCTATGGATTCAGCCCAGTTGAACGCTCACTACCTTTGGCTGATATCTACCTACGCCGACAAGACTGGATTCGCAAAGAATACACAGATGGCGTAACACCTGAATTGATGATGAAGACCGATGCTAACTTCGGTAACAATCCAGACTTAATTCGTGCGTACGAAAACATTTACAATGATGATTTAGCAGGACAGACCGCTCAGCGTATGCGTGTGCGTATTCTTCCTAGCGGATTTGACCCAGTTCAGCCAGAAGGTTATGGCGAGAAGTTCAAAGATGTACTTGATAACTATTTGATAACATCTATCTGTGGTCACTTCGGTGTGCTTCCATCTGAAATCGGTTTCAGCGGTTCAGGTTCACTAGGCGCATCTGGATTACAACAGGGCGAAACTATGTCAGGTGAAGCCATTGGTATCACTCCATTGACACAATGGGTTAGCCGTCAATTGACAAATCTTTCTTATCTGTATCTAGGTATGCCACGCGAACTTGAATTCAAGATTATGTTTGAAAGCAAGATTGACACAGAGGGCGAAGCACGCAAGACAGATATTGAATTGAAGAATGGTGCGCGTACAGTAAATGAAGCGCGAGCCGATATGGGTCTTCCGCTACTAGATACACCACAGGCTGATATGCCTATGCTTTATTCTTCAAGTGGTCTTTACTTCTTGTCGCCTGACGGAATCATTGATGCCTACGCTGCTTCAAATGCTTCCGCATTAGCAGGAGATGATGCTCACGCAATTGATGACCCGATTGGAGTTGGTGATGAACCCACTACTGAGACTGGAAAGCCAGAGGAAGAAGTGGTTACGGAATCACCGACGGAAGAAAGTGATAAGGCTACTGAAGAAGTTAAGAAATTCTTGAGGTGGCTTCGTAAAGGAAACATGAAGCGTAAGTTCAATTTTGAGGTTATTGAAAAAGACTACGCAGAAGTATTAAACAAGTATGTCGGAATCGGCGACCTAGACTCTGCTCGTTGGTACGCTGAAAGGTACATAGGACTCTAGTGAAACCAAATCGCAAGCGACTGCACGCAGCATTGACGATTCGTCATGCGCGTTCAATCAAGCGCGGTATGGAAGAAGTCTTTTCAGTAGATGAAATACTAGACGACTGGTATTCCATGCGTGACCCGATTGACAACATTGACGAAAACAATCGTGCTGAAATATCCACCCAGTTAGCAAGAGACTGGGCGAAAGTTCATGTACAGAAACTTGATACGGAGCGACTCAACCTTGCGCTCGGCAGACTGTATGCAGATGGCTGGACTCTAGGAACAGATATATCTTCATACGAGATTGCTCGTGCTGTCGGGCTACGCAAGGCTGCTCCTAGCAGAAAAGATTTATCTAATGCACTCAAAATGGATTGGCGAAACTGGCGTCCGGGAAATCGTGCTGCTGCTAATTTAGTGAGTCCACCAAATGGGCTTAGAAGGCTATTAGACAGTCGCGGAGCAAAGATACAGGAACTGTCCACGACCACCCTAAATAGAATCGGCACAGCACTCGCTGAGGGCTTAATGCAGGGTTCTACGAGACGAGCGATAGCAGACGATTTAGCATATATCTTAGGTGATGATGCTAGAGCATTGATGATTGCTGGAACTGAAATGAGTTCAGCAGTTGTGCAAGCAAGCAGGGATTTATACGCAGACTCAGGCGTTGAGCAGGTTCAATGGCTTGTTGCAGACCCATGTGATGAATGTCAGGAAAATCTAGACCAATCGCCAATTGGAATAGATGAAGAATGGATTAATGGCGACCCACCAGTTCACCCGAACTGTATGTGCGACATAGCACCTTATGTCGTTGATACAGGATTGTGGGCTTGGCTAGATGAGGAAGAATAAAATGGCTGATGGATTTGTACCACCACAAGAAGTTCGCAACAACGCAAAACGCGGATTAGAACTTAGAAAAAAGCATGGTCGTGGTGGAACAGAAGTTGGTGTTGCTCGCGCTCGTGATTTGTCAAACGGAAAAGCACTATCGTTAGACACATTGAAAAGAATGAACTCATACTTCGCTCGTCATGCAGTAGATAAAGAGGGTGAAGGTTGGGGAAAAGATAGTGCAGGTTACATTGCTTGGTTGCTTTGGGGCGGAGACGCAGGACGAGCATGGGCTAAGAGAATTACCAGCGAACAGGAAAACAAGGAGAAATCAATGTCTAGCAATTTAACTACCTCATACTTCAACATTGAGAAGGCTGACCGCAATTCAGACGGAACGCTAACTGTTTATGGCAAGGCAACAGATGACTCTGTTGATATTGACCAGCAAATCTGTGATGAGGCATGGTTAGCGAAAGCAATGCCAGACTGGTTCATGACTGGTGGTAATATCCGAGAACAACACAGCAATATCGCTGCTGGTGTCGCAAAGGAATACGAAGCAAAAGCAGATGGTCATTACATCAGCGCATTGGTCGTTGACCCTGTTTCGGTCAAGAAAGTAGAAAATGGCGTACTACGCGGATTCAGTATCGGTATCAAGTCTCCGCGTGTTGTGCGTGACACAAAAGCAGCAAATGGTCGTATCATTGATGGACAGATTGTTGAAATCAGCCTAGTTGATAGACCAGCCAACCCCAACTGCCAATTAGTTTTGGCTAAATCTATCAATGGTGAAAAATCATTAACGAAAGTCGAGGAACTGATGGAAACTACCATAGAAAAAGAAGATACAACTGGTGCAGAAATGCCTATGAATGGCGAAGCCAAATCAATTCCTTCACAAGAAGATATGATGTCTCGCTACGCTGCTGCAAAAGAAGCACTAGATGAAGTTACTATGATGTGCAAAGAATACGGCTACGAACTACCTAGCGAAGAAAAACAATACGGCGAAACAGCCGAAGAAGAATCCGAAGAGGGTCCAGCAGGTAGCGGTGCCGAACACGAATTAGAAGAAACAAAAGAACTCGTTGATGAAGACAATATGGAAAAATCAACTGAGGAAGAAACGGAATCTGACAAGGCAAAGAAGTCAGAAGACGAAGAAGACGAAGAAGAAGAAAAAGAAGTTTCTGAAGATAAACCTTCAGAGAAATCCCTGCTCGCTGATATCAACATTACTGATATCGTTGAGAAAGCCGTAAAGAGTGCTATGAAATCGGTTGATGCCGAAGTCGCTAAGTTGAAATCTGCAAAAGAGGCAGTAGAGAACAAAGCAGCATCGCTTGAAACTGAATTAGCAACGGCAAAATCTCTCGCAATAGGTGGCGGTCCAAAGCGGACAACCATAGCGACAGGTGCAGCAACAACTAATGAGTGGAAAGCAAAGGCAGATTTGTATCTCGCTAAAGCATCTTCCACAACCGACCAGATTCTTGCAAAGGGATACCGCGAAATGGCAAAGGATTTCCTAGCCAAATCAGTATCACCAGCAGAATAAACCAACTCTTTACAGGAGAATAAAACTCAAATGGAAAACTTGAAAGTTAAGGACTTGTTTGACGAGTCCAACCCAAGAGTTGCCGCAGAACGCCATGAGGAATATCTTAGTGAATTAAGCAAGTCGCTTTCTACACCAAAGTCATTCGTCAATGGTGAAATGGCTCCAGATGCTACTTCACAGTTAGAGCAACTCGCTCTTAACAAGTCGCTAGCACCAGAGGCATTAGCATCTCTACAGAATGCTCTCGCTGCGCAACGCGGAACAATGGGTGATATCAACAAGGAAATCACTCTAACAACACCACTTTCATCATCATTCGCTGCCTTCGACCTAGAAGCACCAGCAAAGATGCTGACACCTCGCCCAACACCACTTCGTAACAAGATTCCTCGTAAGAAGGGAATCGGTACATCTCGTCGTGTAAAGCGCATTACTGCTTACACAGGTACAGGTACTGGAGTAGGAAACCTATGGCCGGGAATCACTGAGACAACTCAGAACAACTTCGCTCCTGGTGGTTCAACACCATTCATGCTAGAGCGCGGTCCACAGATTTCGTACCAAGCAGATGACCTAGTCTTGCCGTACAACTCATACTCACTATCTGACCAAGTTTCATTCGATGCAAACTTCTCAGGTATGGGTTACCAAGACCTTCGTCAGTTGTCTTCAACATCAACACTTTACGCAACAATGTTGATGGAAGAACGCATGATGCTATACGCACGCGGAACAGCATCACCTTACTCAGGTGTTATCGCTGCACCAACAGTTACTGCAACTGTTCGCGATAAGACAAGTTCAGAAACAAACATCACAACAATTTCAGGCGGAAAGATTTGGCTCTATGTAACTGCTAACGCAGGTTCATTCGGTGAATCAACTTCTGGTACTGTTGTTGAAGTAACAGTTGCTAACAACGCAAAGGTTGTAGATGTGAATGTAACAGTTCCTTCAACTGGCGCAATTGGTTACAACATTTATGTCGCAACAGGAGCAACAGACCCAGGTCGCGCTGCTGCGTTCTACGATGGCACAACTGCTACATCAGGAACTGCTGCATTTACAATTCAGGGCGTTCTTGCTACATCAGGCAATGTTCCACCTGCAACTAACACCTCTGCTTATGCAACAGGATATGACGGAATTATTCCTACTGTCCTTGGTCCTAACTCAGGTTTCAACAACAACATCAACTCACTATTCAGCACAAGCAATCCGGGTGTTGAGTACCAAGATGTGTTCTACAATCTCTACAACAATGTAAAGGCTGACCCAGACGAGATTCTTCTCAATGGTGCAGACCGTCGCCAGTTGTCAGATGCAATTAAGAATGGTTCAACAGCGAACTATCGTCTAAACCTCACACAAACTGAGGCTGGAGATTATGTTGGTGGTGCAACTATTGGTGCGCTTAACAACGAAATCACAGGAAAGATGGTTCCAATTACTGTTCACCCATGGCTACAGCAGGGTGTATCACCAGTTCTTTCTTACACACTACCTATCCCAGATACTGAGGTATCTGATGTTTGGGCTGCTATCAATGTTCAGGACTACATGGGTATTCAATGGCCAGTAGTTCAGTTCACTTATGACTTCTCAACATACTTCCGTGGAACATTCTTCTGCTACGCACCTGCGTGGAATGGAGCAGTTTCAGGAATCAAGGCTGACTAATGTGTCTTGAATGCGGTTGCAATCAGCCAACGCAAAGTCACGGTCGTGACGATGTTAGTACTGCTGTAATTGTGACTCCCAACGAAACACCTGCATAACTGAATAACCGACAGAGGGGTGCGTCTTCATGGCGTACCCCTCTTAGGTCAGGCAACGGAAGGAAACCAAATGCCTAAAGTAATTCCACCACAAGGATTAAAAGAAGTATCAGTAAGAACAGAGCGAGGCACAAAGATATACAAAGCGGATAGAAGCGGATTAATCAATGTTGATAATCCAAAACACGCGAAACAAATGCAACATGAAGGTTTAGGAATAGCGAGTGCTGGGGGCATCGCTCACGCAGAAGGCTTTCCGTGTGCTCAATGCGGATTCGGTTCTTTTTTCAAGAAATGCTCTAGGTGCGGAACGATAAACGAACGCATAGAAATGGACGGGTCAAGTGGCTAACGCAATCAATCCCACCACTCATAAGTTCTCAACACCCTATTTAACTATCGCAGAATACAAGAACGCACCTACATCTATAGATATTGATAATTTAGTATTTAACTCTAGCGACCCAGATGTTCAAGACAGCGAATTAACAAATGTTATTGACCGCGCTTCATCATGGATTGATACTTACTGTAACCAGATTCTTGGTGCAACACATGAAACAGAAAGCCAACGCGCTCGTATCAGTAGCGATGGCTACATCAAATTTCACCCACGCTACAATCCAGTAATTGCTCTAACAGCATTACAATACGGCAACCCATCAACAGATTTAATTACTGTTCAAGACTGCTCAGTTGCTTGGATTGAAGACCAGCAAATTCTATTTCCTTATGCGTATATGAGTTCACTCTTTACTTCACAAGGTCCACTACAGTTCGGCGCACCATACGCGAACGGCACACAGGTATATTTGAAATACACTTATGTAAATGGTTACGCGAACAGTCTTATCGCTACAGCAGTAGCCACTCAATCAACATTAACTGTTACAAACGCAGTAGGTATTACTGCGGGGCTTGAAATGAAGATTTATGACGGAATGTATTCAGAGCGCGTAACAGTTGCTAGCACATATACATTTGGCTCAAATACAATTCCATTAGAAGTGCCTTTGGTGTATAGTCATACCGCAGGAGTTTCAATCTCTGCGCTACCACCAGCAATTAAAGAGGCTGCTATCTTGGTTACTACCGCAATGCTAAAAGTTCGTGGAGATGCTTCTATGACTATGGGTATTGGAACTGCGCCTGTTACAGATTCAACTGGTGTCAATCAAAATATCACCAATGACATGAGCATGGCTATGGACTTATTGAAGCCTTATCGTAGGATTAGATAATGAGTCGCAAGGTAGTACGCGAGGCAGTTCAATCTTGGATAGCCAGCGCACAGATAAATACTTTGAATCAAACTTTCACCTCGTTTCCTAAGCGCATTGACTTTCAAACGAATTCATTTCCCGGACAGAATAGCCGAGCAGCAGCAGTAGTCTTCATTGAAAGTGAAGATGAGCAGCGTATCGCTATCGGTGGCGTAGGAAATATGCCTGTCGGTGAGGGATTCGGTATCAAAAGAGTTGATTACTCAATAGCCTTACAAATCTTTCATCACTCGTTACAGCGAAATGCACAAGACGCTATGGACGATTTCGACGAATTGATAGATGCTGTGAAGACAAGACTTCGGCAAGGACAGCACACTTTAGGAGAAACAAACCCCAATCTAATTTGGCAAGCAGCCGAACCGAGCATTTCTGTTCAGTATGGCGAACCGCTTACCAACGAGGGTGGCGCAACAGAGACTTGGTGCGCTATCCGATTTACTGTAACTGAAATGATAGAACAATAGGAGAATCCCAATGGCTCGTTATACATACAACGGCGAAGTAGATATGGTGTTTCCAACACTCAGTCTCGTCGCTAAGCAAGGCGATTCATTTGATGGTCCTGATGGGCTAACGGCTCCGGGATTATCATTATCATCTGCTAAGACCGCACCTGCGGTTCCAACAGCACCAATCGCAAAAGAAGAAACCAATAAGCAGTCAGCCCCGTCTGACACAACCGCAGGAGCGTGATTAAATGCCATCAGCACAACCTTCCGTACGCAGTTACCTCGGCGTCGCTAAAGAGGTAACACCAGCAACACCAGTAGATGCAACAGCATTCATTCCAGTCAGCAAAGACGCATTGAAGCCAGTTGATATTATTGCACCACTATTCGACACAGGGCTTCGCGGTTCTATGGCGGAAAACTACAATTACATTCAGGGTCGTCGTCATACAGAGATTGATGTTGCGGGTCCAGCATTCGCAGACACAGTCGGCTGGTGGCTTGGTTCTATCATGGGTTCAGTAGCAACTACTGGCTCATCAGCACCATATACCCATGTCATTTCATTGAAGAACGCTACATCAGGAGATGCTCAGCCAACTTCATTAACGCTTGAAGATTACTATGTATCAGGCAATCGTTACTATCCGGGCTGCAAAGTAACTGATTTCAGTCTTACTTTTAACTCAGATGGAATGCTTGAATACACAACAAAGTTGATGGGCTATCCATCACAAACAACAGCAGCAGCAACCCCATCATTCAGCACAGTAGTTCCTACTCCTGTATGGCGCGGTACTGTATCAATCGGCGGAACAGCCATTGGTTACACAACTGCTGCAAGCGTTACAATGACTCGTAAGGCTGAGGCTATCTTCGGCATCAATTCATCACAAGGTCCTTATGAAATCTTCGTTGCTGCATTAGACGCAACAGGTAACATGACATTTGTTATGGAAAATGATGATGTTCTAACTAACTTCCTCAGCAATACACAACCAGCATTGACTTGCACCTTCGCACAAGGTTCAGGAGCAAGTGCTACATCAATTGCTTTCACTCTTACTAAGGGTGCTTACACTACTGCTGCTATTGACCGCACAGGAGACCATGTAAGCATTACAGTAGATATCGCAGCAATTGCTAACACCACAGACGCAGGTTCAACAGCAGGTTTTGCACCTATCAAGTGGACACTACAGAATGCTGTTGTTTCTGGTACTTACCAGTAATCAATAGCGCAGTACGGTAAGAGGGAGTTGTATCAGAGCGAGTGTGCCGCCTTCCCACACTTGCTCCGACTCCCTCTTACCCCTAAACTAGAGAAGGCAACTACGGAAGGAATAACATGACAGAACCAAAGAAAGTTGATTTACCATCAGGTGGTTGGGCTACTTTCAAAGATGCTTCAACACTCAAAGTCAAAGACCGCAATAAGATTCTAAAAGCAGCAAGCAAAGAAGAAGGCTTGATGCAAGCACTCAACATTGTTGATGGTTTAATTGCGCTACTCGTTACTGATTGGTCATTTGAAGACCCAATCCCAGCAATCAAGATTACTTCGTTGCATGAATTGAGTATGCCTGATTACGACACATTGGCAGAAGTTGCTGGAGAAGCACAGAAGACTCTATTTCCTAAGTTAGCGAAAACAGAAGAAACTGAGGCTGATGAGGATAGCCCTTTCGGAAACTCCAACGATTAAGATGGGTTCTTGAAGGCAGAGAAAGACATGAAGCATTCTCGTATCCTGATACAGAATACTTCTACTATATCGCTGCTGAAAAGTTCGGTTGGACAATTCAGGAAACTGATGACCAGCCAGCCCACTTAGTTGATTGGTTGATGTCTATTGCTGCTGTTGTTGATGAAGTGAGAGCCAAGAAAAATGATACCCAATAATTTACGATTGGTTAAACAAGTCTGGACTAAGGAAACTAAGAGTCTAGATATCAAGGCTCGTCTCATGCGCGACGAAATGATGGCTGCTCTGATTCAATTATCAAAAGAGCAAATCAAAGGGAAGCGACCACAAATAAATGGTCGTTACACAAAAGCAATATCAGGTCTTCCGCCTATGAATCGCACAGGTGATTTGAGGCGTTCTATCACAGGCGAGAAGTTTAATGTCGGTTTCGCCAACTATTCGGCTATTGTTGGACCTACAATTATCTATGGTCGCAGAGTTGAAATAGGTGGCGGAAACTGGCGTCCGGGAACAATGTTCCCTTACATGGCACCTGCTTATCAGAAGTTTAGAACGATGGTAGCACCTCAGATAACCAACAAGTATTTTAGGAGATTCAAATGAATGGTTTTTTACCGCCAGTAATCTTCGAAATACAAGCCAATGCTGCTGGTGCTATCGCTCAATTTAGAAATGTCAATAAAGAACTTTCTATTATGGAAGCGAAGGCTCTAAAAGCAGGTAAAGCACTTACTGGTTTTCAGAAAGCAGCCGTAGTAGGAACTAAAGCATTGAAGGTTATGGGTTTAGCGTTTGCTGCGTTTGCTGCTTATGGTGTAAAAGAAGTCATTGTTCTTGAAAAA